TCTTATCTTTTCTTAATGCTTGAGCATTGCTTGAGCTTTGCTTGTTTTGTGTGGTTTTACCACCTTTTCTACCAGCATTAACTCTTTTTATATGTGCAGCTTTTCTTTCTTCAAATTGTTCATCTAGCCATTTAATTTTTATATTATCATTTTCTATTTTAAGTAGCTGGCTATCAAGTAGTTTATTCCAGTGATCTGGCACTAATGATTTTATTTGTTCTCTACTTACATTGCACTCTTTGCTCCAGTAATAGCAGCATATTTTCATAAAAGCACCTTGTACATCTAAATCCATAAACATAACTGATCCTGTAATCCATTGATTAGGAAAAAATTTAAAGTATGGTAATTCTTTCATATTTCAAGCATATTTTGTTGTAAATCTTTTTTCCAAATAAAACAGTTATTATATTTAAAACTTGGTTTAATATTTGTTTTTACATAATCTTTAGTATATATATCTTCTATATATGCTATATTATTATCTAAATCAACTTGAATAAAAGGATAATAATTAGAAGTTAAATAATCTTCAACATCTTCTATTAAACAATTAAAAGTATATGTTTTTTTTGATGTAGCTTTTACTTGATATTTATTAGCTTTCCAATCAGTAAAATCAATTTGATTATAATCATTATCTGCCATTTGTTCGTGCAAATCTTCATTTTCAAAATTTCTTTTATACCAAATTTCAAATATAGATTGACCAATTTTTCCAATGCTTTGATTTCTTAAGCTTTTTGGAATATTTATTTTTGATTTATATGTTCTCATAATATATAGTTTATAGTTAATTATTTTTTACAAATGATCCATTAATCATTTTTCCTTTTCTTTTGTTAATTATGTTGTAAGCTGTATTAATACAATCTTCTATTTTACAATTATTAAAATGTGCAATACTTGTTAAAACAACTACACAATCTCCTATTGCATCTATTATTTCAACATCATCATTATTAATAATAGCTTTAGCTAATTCACCGCATTCTTCTTGCAGTTTTATATATTGTATTTTAATATTACCTTTTTTGTATATACCTTTTGCATTAGCCCATTCTCTAATGCTTTCAAATTCATTTTTTAATTTCATAATACTAATTTTGATTTTATATATTTATTGTGTTTATAATTTTCAAGTGAATAATTTTTATAACTGCCTTTTAGTTTAGGCAAAACATATTTGTTTGATTTATAATATTCAATTACATTATCTTTATGGCATTCATATATATGCGCATCCGCTAAATTAATTCCTAACTTATGTTCTTTTAAATTACATTTATCAGCAATTGTTTTTAATAATAACGCCGCAAATATTATATCATATGGTAATCCTAAAAATAAATCTGAACTTCTAAAATTAATACTCATATTTAATTTATCACCAATTCGAACAAAATTCATTTGAGTATAACAACACGGTAACGCTTGTTCTTTTAGATCAGTGGGGTTCCATAAAGTTATTAAAGCTCTTCTTGAATTATTTTTAATTTCATTTATAACATATTCAATTTGATCAAATGATCCATTATATTTTCTTAACTGATAGCCATATATTTTACCAAGTTTATTGTTGATAGCAAAATCATTCCACCAATTTATATTATTATCCTGTAAATATTTTAAATCTGTTCGCCCTTCATATATCCATTTAAACTCAGCTAAAGCTTTTTCAAAAAATATTTTTTTACTTGTAACAATAGGAAAGCCATAATCTAAATTTATATTAATTGTTTGATTAAATAATTTAAAAGCTTTTTCACTAGTTCTATTTTCACATAAATAGCCATCTAATAAGCATCTCATTAAAAGCTGTTTGTATTCAAGTTCAAATATATTATTATCCATTTTTATTCGTATTTAGTTTGTAATTATTTAAAGAACCTATATATGCAACAGCATCTAATAAGTTATCTTCTTTATGAGAATTTGCTTGTCTTGCTAATTTTAAAGCAATTAAAACATTATATGTATCTTCAACTGTAATTTTTTTATTACTCATTTCAGAAGCTATTCTTGATGTTTTACTCATGCATTCTATAAAGTCGCCATATTGTCTTTCTTTTTCTTCTGATCTTTCATTTACTATTTCATTTGCTTTTTTAAGAATATTCATAATACGCTTTGTGTTTTTTATTGTAGTTGTTGTATGCTTCTATTTCTGATTTACTTAATCTATCCCAAGTATAAACACCATCAAAGGTAAATGTGCTAGCACTCATTGGCACACCTACCTTATCAGGTGTTTGTATGTAATCAAAATACTTAAAGTTCTTTTTAACAGGTTTAAATTCAAATGCCAATCTTTCAGGCCTCATATCTAGTTCTTTAGCTATTTCTGGTAGTGTGTAACCTTCCATTAATAAACCTTGAATAACTGACATACTGAAACCCTTTTTCAATAAGTAATTTGATTCTTCTATCATTGCTAAAATGGTAAATCATTAGTGGTTTCTTGCTTTTCTTCTGGTTTCCAAGTATCTACACTAATAGATACATCTTTACCATATTGATCAGCTTCATCTTTTACATTGATATTAAGTTTAATAAACTTGTTACCATTGTATTCTTGAATGTGTTCTTTTAGTTTATCAGGATTGATGGTTACTTTTAACCACTTTTCATTCATTACTTTTCCTGATCCACAGTATATTGTTTTTTCTTTCATTGTTGTTTGTTTTTAATTAATAATCAAATATAGGTTCTTCTACTTCTATTTCTATTACATCATCACTATAGCCAACAGGTTCACCATTCCATTCATTGTATTTTGCTACTAGGTTCTTATACTCTGCAAAACCTTGCAAGATTAAATTATGTCCTAATCTATACACCTGAACATTAAAAGGTGAAGTAGTTTCTACTGCAATAATATAATAATCTACATCATCATAGTTTTCTAAATACATAGCTGCTTGCATTTTGTAATCATTATATAATAAATCTCGTTGAAACCTTTTACCAGCATCTGTAGTAGTTTTTATATCACATACTATAGTTTTACCATCTACATAGCTCTCAAGATCAACAAAACCTTTAAAACCTACTCCTGCGTGAATCCAAGTTACTTCCTTTTCAGTATGTACCTTGTTTTGCATTAGTTTATTAAATATAGGATTGTTCATTGCATTTTGCACTATTGCATTAGCATCATCTAGTTCTGATAGTTTAATAATTTGTTTATTATCATTAGCAGCTTTAAACTCTTGCCATTCTTTGCCCGCTCTTCTTGCACCTTCAAATACTGCATAATCATCATTAAATGAATCTGGTTCTAATAACAGCTTGTGTACTATACTACCAAACTGCATTGCATCTGTAACTTTTGTTTTACCTTCCCAGTACTTTAGTAAGTGGTTAGGTGATTTCTTAAAAGCACACAATGCGCTATAACTTAATCTATTCTTTTTCATAATCTTCTAGTTTTTGTTGGTAGAATTTAGTAATGGCTGCATTCCATTGTTCTTCAATCTGCTGTTTTTCTCTAACTAGTTCTAACAGCTTTTCATATTCTGTTTTAATATCATTTATCATTTTGAATCTTTTTTAAATGAATCAGCTTCTACATCACTATAGATATTGTATTCATATGCATTTATTAATTTAAGGCACAACCTGTCTTTCAATCTCTTTTCGCACATTGCAAAAGGATAAGGTGCTTTACAATTTTTTGGTGATGCTTCACCAGTTGACCAGATAACTTTATTACCTCTTTTAGCATCTCCTACCATTGCAATATTATTATTATCATCTCTAAATACTGTAGGTGCGCCAAACTGAATATTTTCTTTGGCTGCTATCTTTTCGCAGGCATCGTGTGTAATAATCCACATTGATTTAGTACCTCTTTTAAGTTCCCAAAAATCTTCTTTATTTAGGTTGTACTTTTGTGCTATTTGTTTTATGTTCATAATTTTTAATTTTAGTTAATTGTTGTTTTATTTTATTTATTCTATTGCTATCATAATTATAACGCAATTCTTTCCAGTTCTTATCTACTTCTTCTAGTTCTTCTAGTAATCTATCAAACCTGTGCCTGTGGATTTCTTTATCATTGTTGTTTAATTCAAACCTTGTGATAACATTCTTATTCCAGTTAGCTTGTCTGATAATCTTACGTAATCTAAAATGTAGTGAAGTATAATAATAATATGCTTGCCATTCTTCCATATCTTGAATGTGTTTGTAGTATTCAGTTATTTCCATTGTACTGCTGCATTAGTTCTAGTAATACCTCTGAATAGCTTTTTCTACCATTGGCTCTGCATTTCTCTTGAAATTCTAGTAATGTATCCATCTTACTAGCTGGTACATAAAATGTTCTTGTTGTATAGTTTATTGTTTTCATAGTTGTTTAAATTAAAGAGGGCAACTTAATGCCCTCATAATTATTTTTTATTTTACTGTATAAAGTTTCCAATTATTAATACCTTTTTTTAAGTCTGCAAGATTAAAACTTGATTCTGGAAAGTTTTTATTTTTTATATTATTAATAATATTTTTTGGATATATATATTTATTAAAATATTTAACAGCTTTTAGTTCAGTTGTAAATTGTCCTTCAACTGTGTTTAAAAATGTGTTTCTGATTTCATAGTACATAATATATAGTTTTTAAGTTTATGTTGTAAATATATATATAATTACAATACAAATTACAAAATACATTAAAAAGTTTATTAACAATAGAATGTTAAAATAGGTGTGTTAACCTAGCTACTTGGCCGTGTTGCTTGTGAAATAGAAATGATTCTATAGCTTTATTGTTAGATGATTGATAACCATTTGAGTGATGGTAAAAATCTGCTTCTGATGGGCTTCTTAAACTTTCTAAAGTCATACCTACAAAATCACCACCTTTACTAGATTTGTGATGTACGTGCTGTGTAAACATATACCTGTATTTAGTTTCACTCCACCATTTACATTCATCTGCCATTATCATAGGTAATCTTTCCCACTTAATTCCGTGACCGTGACAACTACCTATTAATGTTTTACCATACTTAAAATACTTTCTCATAGTGTAATCTATGTTCCAAGATACATTACTACATAAATTAAAATGTGCTTGTAATACTTGTGCCATCAACCAACCACTTAAATGATCGTGATTGCCAGCAGTAAAAAGTACCTCAACATCTGCTACATCTAATAACATTTCAATTACCTCTACCATTAATCTTTTAGCTATTAAAAAGTGATCAGAAAAAACACCATCTAATTCACCTTGAAATGTACCTCTAGTAGTTTTGTTATGAAAACCATCTACGTGCAATAAATCACCAGAAAGCAATAATACTACCTGATCAATGTGAAAACCTTCTGCTTTCTTTATACATCCTCTAACACCTTCTAAAGTCCTTTGTACAGCTATTTGATTGTTATACTCTACACCACTAACAAAACTTCTGCATAATTTACCTATGTGAATATCTGATGGACAGCAGAAAAATAAATGTGGTTCAATTACTTTAGGCCTTTCAATTTTATTATAGTAAGGTGCATATTGCTTTACTTCTTCTATAAGTTCCTTAAATAGTTTCTTGTGGTCTTGTTGTTTATGGTCTGGATTCTTAAAGTATAAACTAGCTTCTTTTGATTTTATCCATCCACTATGAACATCATTAACACTTAAACCTGAATTTTCAGCTTCTTGTTTTATCCTTCTGTACTTGATAATTATATCTGCTTCATCTTCTGTTAACCTGTAACGTGGATTACCGCTTTTATCTTTAAAACGTTTATTGTGGTTTTTCACAAAATAAAATTTTGCTAAATATACTAATTTCTTCTTTTAGCTATGCTCCCATAGTAATATCCAATAATGCTCATAACTATTCCTTCACAGATGCCTGTGGTATGAATCATCAATTCTTTATTGTGTTCTGGAACTGTTATAAATACTATTGCAATAATTAAAAACACAAATGAAAATAAACCTACTGCACCTGTTACATTCATCATCCAATCCTGTGCGCCTGCCTTCATCATTTCTACTTCTCTAGTTCTTGCGCTATCTCTATCTTTTACTTCTAGGTTGTATAGTTCTACTAGTTGTGCGTGCATCTGTGCTTTTTCTTCAGGTGATAAATCAGGTTCACCATCTATTAAATTCTTAATGATACCTAGTGTACCACTATCAGGTAATACATTACCAACTACCTTTAATACATTAGGTGCTTTTTCTGCAAGAAACTTACCTATTTTAGTATCTTTAATCTTGTTCATCTTTGTACTTGTTCTGATTTCTTTTTTTAGCTGTAACTATTAACCTTTCTTCCATCTTTGCAATCTTAATTCTTAAGTGTGTGTTTTCAGTAATTAATTCATCAATCTTTCTTTCTAAACCATCAATCTTGTTTTTAAGTTCTTCAATTACTCTAGCTTGTAGATTGTCTTGCCTTTCTTCTTTCTTGGCATTAATATCTATTTTCTGTTTTAAGATTTGCCAAATTTCTTTTATACCTAATGCGGCAATTAAACTACTAACTACCATTAACAAGTTGTGGTCATCCATTTTAACTCTCTTTACTATCATTTGATTCTTTCTTACTTACCTTTCTTTTTGCCTTTTGTCCTGCTGCACTTTTTGGTTTAAAACCTTTAGGTTGAAATTCTGCATATTCTACTTCTGCATCAAAACAGGGACATTGCTTCATATATTCAAATTCATCTATTTTACCATCTTTATTTTTATCTGGAGATAAATCTCTATGTCCGTGAATAGTTGCATTAGGATATTTAGCTTTAAGTTGTTTAATTAACTTAATTAACAATTCTTTTTGTCTAGGTGTTCTAGTATCTTCTGGTTTACCTGTTTCAGGATTTAAACCACCTACATAGCAAATTGCAGCAGCATACTTATTATGTCCTCTAGCACTAGCAGGTATTCTATATAATGGCCTACCAAATTCTATTGCAGAATTAATTACATAATGGTAACCTATATCACTCCAACCACGTTGCAAATGCCATCTTCTAATAGTACTAGCAGAAATGTTATCTGATCTTGTAGCACTACAATGTATATGTATTTCTTTAATTTCTCTCATTTGCCTTGTTTTTTATATGGTTTTACATAATTCTTACTGTGCTTACACTTGCTCATTTTACTTTTTGCGTGAACACCTTTGCGCCTTTTCTTTGGCTTTTCAATCTTTGCTATGCTAGTTCTATTCTTCACTTGGTTCTTCTGGTGTCCATTCTGGTGTAGCTAACAATGCAAGTGCCTCTGCGTGGTTTAACGTAGCTAATGGTGTTAATCTACCATTACTAATAAATGAAGGTGTTACATCATAACTTATTAATGCCTCTGTGTTTGCTACATTTCTTCTCATAGTTTGTGAACTTGTTGTATTTACTTGGCTAAAGTCCACTAATGATGTTTGTGTATCAATGTCTATTTTAATGTATGTGTGTGCCATTTTATTTTTTGTTTACTAATTTAATAAATATTTTTCTATGGTGTATCTTCTACTCTTGCAGTACTGCTCATATTAATACTCCAACTGTTGTTACTACTCCATTTTGTGCTTCCTTCTAAATTTGTAGGTACATCCATATTTGTGCCTGTTCCATTTGCTTCACTTCTTGGGCTGTCTCCTACTATTGCATCTACTCCAGCATTTGCACTTGTGCCATCATTACTTCCTATCAAGTCTCTACATATATAGTTAGAACCATTAAAGAAACTATTTGAACCAAGTGTCCACCAAGATATTGGTGCTGGTGAAAAACTTGAAAGGTCTTGAGGTACACCATTTGAATACAGCTTCATTACTTCTGTAGATGTAAGCTCTTCATTGAAAATTGAAACGTTGCTAATTTTACCATCAAAATAAGATGATGATGTATCACTTCTTCTTCCTATCATTAGATTATTTGTAGTTGGTGCTATATCACCTACAGATGAAGTGTTAGCTGTTTCTTTTAATTCATTATCTACATATAATTTTAATTCATTTGCTGTTCTGTCAAATGTTGCTACAATATGATGCCAATTACCATCATTATAAGTGCCACTATATGTATTTGTAATTGCTATATTTGATGAAGCATCTCTAATAGCTGTAAAGGGTTTGCCACTTCCTAATTCAATTAATAAACCTATTTTAGTTGTTTCTCTTTTAGATAACACAACCATAGCAGAAGTAGAGGTATATTTAACCCAAGTACTTATTGAAAAAGCATTATTTAAATCAAAAGTACTATTATTCCCACAATCTATATAATCAGAACTTCCAGAGTCAAAATTAAAACTGTAACTATCATAAGGTATAGATTTTGAAAGGTCTGAAAGCACTAATGAAGCAGAAGTCATACCTGAACTTTCACCATTTAATACAGAAACATTATTGTTTACTAAATTTTGTTCTGTCATTCCTGAACTTGTTCCTGTGTTTCCATTTCCTGATGCATCTGGTATGCTCCAATTAGTTGAGAATGTAGCTGTGTTATCAAGTTTGTACCACGCTTTTAGGTTATCTAAAGCTATAGCAGTTGTTAGTGGTGTTCCGTTGTTGTATAGTGTTTCTACTTCAGTAGATGAAAGTTCTGTGTTCCACACTTGTACATTACTTATTTTACCAATATACTTTAAACTTCCTCCACCTCTTGAGCCTATTTCAAAATCAGCTGTATTTAAAACGTTCTGCGGAGGTTGATTAGCAGAGGTAGTTATTGTTTTAGGTTCTTTATTAAAATATAAATTAAATCCACTTATATCTCTTGAACCGTCATAAGTTAAACATATATTTGTCCAAGTGCCAAAGTAACCTGAAAAACCTGAAGAACCAATTATTCTTGCTTGTGGACTTAATCCGCTTCCAAGTAAAAAATTAATCAACGTATTAGAGCGATAAATACTAAAACCATTATAACTTCCGCTATTAGGTTGTTTACTTAATAAAACTTGCGTTGCACTTGAATAAGGAATATTAACCCACAATGATATAGAATATGGTAAACTTCCGTTATCATCTTGTTCTATTATATTAACATCACCAGCTGTAATATAATTACTCCCATCAAAATCAAAACTCTGTGGATATGCTGAAACTGCATCTGGTATTTGCCAATCTCCTGAAGTATCTGCTTCCCAATTTGCTGATTGGTCTAACTTATACCAAGCTTTTAAATTAGCTTCTTGTGGTTGTGTACCTGACAGTAAGGGTACTCCTGAATTATAAAGTGTAGCTATATCACCACCTGCTACATCACCAACTGAAGCTGTTCCGTGAGATAATCTTTGATACCATATTTGTACATTGCTTATTTCTCCATCAAAATCATATGTAGGAACTCCAGAAGAAGATTGTCCTATTTTACCTATTGTTGTACCTGTAGGGGCTGTAAATGTTCCTGTAGCATTAACACAAGCTTGTGTTTTAGAATACATACCATTTACATACATATCCATATTTGTGCCATCCCATATAACTACAACGTGAACCCAGTTATTTAAAGTTGTGGTGGGATTTGAATAAGTAAATTTATCATTACTTGAGCCACTTGTACTTATAAAAAATTTAAGTACAGGACTGTTAAGCATTCCCATAAAAAACCCTCTTGTTGAGCCATCATTTCCTACTATTACTTGGTCACTTCCATCTTCAGCTTGTAATTTTACCCAAGCAGAAACAGTAAAAGCATTTACACCTTGAAATAGTTTGTCATTATTTTCATCAATAGATATAAAATCATTACTACTACCATCAAAATCAAAAACACTTGCATCTTCTACAGCTTCATTTGGTTGTGTAAGTGGATTAGAAGCACTATTGTCGCCTAAAGGATAGTAAGCTACAGGTTGTGGTTTTAAAGCCATAGGATTCCCAGCACCTAATGAACTGCTACCATATAAAGTGCTTACTTGTGTAGAACTTAAAGCATAATTAAAGATGGATAGTTCAGAAATTGAGCCATTAAAAAATCTTGTTGCATCTCCTTTTCTTCCTATATTAATATCAACACTTGTAGTATTATATATATTATTTAATGTTGCTGCTGGGTCTGTTTTTCTTAATACACCATCTACATATATTAATTTTTCACCATCAGCAGATGTTGAACCTGCATTATATGTTGCAATAATGTTGTGCCAATTACCATCTAACAAATCAAATTCAGCGTTTGTTAATTGTAAATTTTGAAATGAAGCTCCATCTGTAGATGTTTGCCAATACAAATCATTACCAGAAAGTTGAAGCATAAAGTTTTTATTTCCTGCTGTAGCTAAATCTTTTGATATTATTGCATTAGAACTTCCTGATGTTGTTTTAATCCAGCAAGAAATACTTATACTTGATATAGTACTATTGTTAAATAAATTACTACCACAGTCAATAAATTCAGTACCATCAAAGCTTAAACCATAGTTATCACTTTTATTACTGTTTTCTTCATTAGGTAATCTCCAATTGCTTGCTATGTATTTTGTACTCATAATTAATCTCCTAATCTGTTCCAGTATTGTAAGTTAGAACTGGATGTGTAGTTATTATAATCTGTGCTTAAATCTAATGCTTTTCCTGTGTTGTTGTTAGTAGCATCATAAATCTCTTGAACTGCATCTGATGAAAGTGCTGTGTTCCAA